CCTCTGTCTTGTTTCCGAAGTCTCCGTCCTCTGTGAGCTTGTATCCCTTGCCGTTTAAGGTCTGCTGTAATTTTTTTACGGCGTCTCCCTGGCTTCCCTTCTTGAGCAGTGGCATATCTGCCGCCGTGATCTTGCCCGTGAGCAAGTAATACTTCGGTCTGCCGTACCCGATGATGGACGGGGACGATGTGGAATAGCTGCAGGCCTTGACCTGGTCGCTCTTGTTCCCCTCAATCGTCTTTACGATCCCGCTCTCCACTGCCGTGACAATTCCAGTATGCCCCGATCCGCCGAAGAAGATTTGGTCACCTCTGTGCGGCGTAGACGACCATCTGCCCGCCTTTTTATAGAGCGCCACACTAGCGTAGGTGTAGTCGTCAAAGTCTCCGCACAGGACCTTGCGCGCGGTCGTTTCGCCATATCCGAAGTGGCGGCACATCTGCAGGATGCACCAGTCAACGAAAGCGTCGCACCATGGCGCGTTCTTGTCCATGTTTGACGGCTGGATGGCGTGCATCTCGTCGCCGTATTTGGTCTGGTTGTTCGCACCTTCGTGCGTTCCGATCTCGGCTTGTGCGATATTCAGCACCACGTCGATCGGGCTCTCCTGGGGCTGTCCGGAAGCCATAGCGCGCCACTGATCAGCGGACATGTACGCGAGATCGACGTCAATATTGGCGTCGTAGCCCGCGATGCGTCCATGGCTTGAATACTGGCGGATTGTGTCGGCCCGCCATGCTCCGAAGCCCTTGTCGTCTGTCCAGGGCAATGACTGGTAGTCTGTGATCGAGTTGCTCCGGTACTGTGCGCACCAGAGCGGATAGTTCTGCGCCACAGGGGACCAGTCATACTTCCGGCACACTGACTTGCTCATATAGATCAGCGCGCGGATACCTGTCAGCCTGTAGACCTCGTCCAGGAATGCTTTACACCAGGTCACGTCCTGACCGCTGCCGAATTTGCTGTTCTGGTTTCCTTCCCAGTCCAATGCGAGGATGCACTCGCCGACGCGGCTGCCGAGAGAGCGGACGAAGTAGCCCGCCTCAGCTTTCGCGTCTTTTCCCTCTGCATAGTGGTATGCCCCGAGGAGCTTTCCAGCTGATTTACTGGTGCTGTACTGCCGATCAGCGTGAGGGTTAAGATATGAGACGCCCTGACTGAACTTAACAATGACAAAATCAGTAGTGCTGAGCCTGGCCGGATTGATCTGCGACTGATAGCTCGCGATGTCGATCCCGTTGAGAGTCGACCTGGCCGAGGTCACCTCCGTGGCGTAGCCGTTCCGGTCGAACCGGTATGTCACGCCGTCGATCGTGGCCGTCCGGCTGACGTAGCAGTGCCCGCTGCCCGGATCCAGATAACAGCGGCCGCCCTTGTAGTCTACCCATCCTGTCATCATTTTGCCGTCGTCGCCGAGATAATACCAGATGCCGTTGACGAAGATCCAGCCCGTCTTCATGGCGCCGCTCTTTTCGAAGAAGTACCATGCGCCGTCGATCTTCCGCCAACCTGTCACCATGTAGCCGCGCCCGTCAAAATAGAACTTGCTGACGCCCTGGGACCAGCGCAGATCCGCGAAGCAGTTCGCAGGCCAGGTGCCGTCCTTGTATCTGTACCACCAGCCTACACTGTTATGCACCCATCCTTCTCTGCTCTCTGCCTGATACGGAATATCCTTGCTTATCATTTTATCCCCCTGTCTGAACGTGATCCTGCCGTTCTCTGCGTGGATGTAGATGTCAGCGTCCTGCATCCATACCGGAATACCCTGCTGCCTCACTCTCCGCGCTCCGAACTCTGTCCACTCAGTCGTGCCGGGCCCGCCGCGCTCAATGCACGACTCCCAGGCCACGACACATCCCGCCGCCTTCAGGGCCGCCGCGTTGGACTCTGTGCACGAGTTTCCGTGATGTGCGATATCGTAGCCGCTGACCTTTGCCCCAAAGTGCGCGATTGCCTTTTTGATGTGTTCCGGGCCGTCTCCGCCCAGGAGCAGCTCGAGCTCCGGAGACCAGAGGACGAGGCTGCCGTTGTTGACGTACTCCCACGCATTCGTGTCGTTTTTCTTGGCGCTCGCAGGCTGGTCTCTGTAGATCTTCCATGTCGTATCCTCAAAGTTAAGAACAGAGCCGTGATCCACGAATAGCACGCGCGTATCTCTTGCCTGCAGCCATCGGATCAGCTCAAGAAGGTTGTCAGAATCTTCCCTGGACGCGGCATTGCCGCCCCGGATCGATGCGATGTGGTAGCTCCGGAACTCCTTGATCGGTATCCCGGCATTAACAATCGGCTTGAAACCGCCATAATGATCGCCGTGTGCATGGGTATCGACTGCGAGATCAATCTGCGTGACCTTGTTGGATTTCAGCCAGGCTATGAGTCCTCTTGTCGCCTCGCCGCCGTCGAATGCATCCACGAGCATGACCCTGTTGTTGATGATCATTCCAATTCCGTCACCCTTGCGGATGTCACTCTCACCCGCAGGGAGTGTGATCTTTGGAATGTAGGCATTAAACATTCGCGTCACCGCCTTTGCGATATTCCGATGTTGAGATGTGCAAGCAAGCGCCAAGAAGCGCATCAACCGCCATGATCGTTGCGGGGATTTCTGCGCCATACGGCAATCCCCAAATCTTACTGCAAGCGGTATAAAAGACCGCAAGCGCAGGCAGGATCGTCAGTGCGATTTCTTTCAGAATGTCGTAAACCTCGTTGCTCATTTTGAACATTTCAAATCTCCTTTACAGAAAACTGTGCGAATCCAGTAAACGGTTGTAAGTGTCCTTGATGTTCTGCGCCGCCATCACTGTTCTTGAGTTACGGAAATCGGGATGCTCCTTACAGAACTTTTCGTAGTTGTCGATGTCCTCAAGCGTCTGATCGAAATATTCCTTACTGTGCTTGACCCCGTTGTATATCTCATCGTTGAATCTGAGGATATGAGTCCTTGCCAAGACTGCATCCCGCTCGTCCATTGTTTCCTTGAGTGCTTCGACTTTATCCGACAAGCCCTCAATGGCTTTCACGGTCTTGTCGTTCTTGTTGTGCCACAGGGACAGTTTATCCACCGCCCACTGAATGAAGGCAAGGATGCCCCCGCCTAGCAGTATGTTGAGTAAATCCATTGGCTCATATCCTCATGTGAGGGGCGGTTTCCCGCCCCGTGGTTGATGGTTGTTTAAAATCATCGCCTTTCGCATAAAGACATTCGGGACGCATCCCTAATAGTCACACACTCCGCAAAGTGCTGTCTTTCACCGTCAGTCCGCAAACCTCGGAGGGCTTACAAGTCCGTCATATTCTGACCGTGACGGGCGGTATCTCGTTTAAAGTTTGCTTTAACTCACTTACTCTTCCACCACCTCTTCGGGTTCGGGAGTAGGTGTCACCTCTAGCCCATGTACATAGCACTCATGCTTAATGGGGTAGCAAGTGGAAGTAAACAGGATAGCACCATGCTCTGCAAAAGTGGACGTTGCGGCACGGCTTAACACTTCGTGGAACTTGCCTTCTCCTTTGAGTCTTGCGGTTTGTTCGTTCTCATCGTAAACCCAATAGTTATTATGTTCGAACTCGCCTGTGGTGGTCTTGCGGACTTCGGTGATGTAATACTGATACATTATGATTCTCCTTTCTTATTATTCAAAGATTGGTGCGCCTGTGGGAGGGTCAAGTAAGTAGACTTCAACGGAGTATGTGCCATCTATGGTTAAGGAATTCGTTGAACTATATCTTTTACGGATACGAATTCTGCCATCTGGATAAACTATGTCTGCATATACTCCATGACCTGATGTAGTGGTAGCCGACAACATACCATAACCAGCTCCCGTGGTGTAACGAAAATACATCCTTATCCCTGTTGTAGCACTTGTACTGGTTGTATTACCATTTACAGGAAGAATATTGTAGAAAAACTGGTCACTTCCGTAGAAATACCCATTTCGCTTTCCTGCCGTATCTCTTATACGCACATATACAATTTTGTCACTTGTCCATAACTCACTATGCCCAGTTGCCCACATTGCCACATCTTCCGAATATGTGTTTGTCGTACTGACTTGATAACTTGTCTCCGCAACCTTTGTCCAACTTGATGCCGCACTGCTCGGAACATTAACCGTTACTTTCGAATATCCATCTGCGGAGTCATCGGATGCGGAATATGTGCCGTTGGCGGTGATAGATTTGGTTATGAGGGTTGCACTTCCACCGTACCCACTCGCCAAAGTATGCACCGCATCAGAGAGATTCGTATCACTTCCACCTGTGACCTCATTGGCATAGGTAGTGAGCGCATTGATTGAATCAGTTAAAGGTGTTGCCATATCAAATCACCCCCAATGCCGTAAGTGCGGACCTGTAATCAGCATAGACCGTATCAAGCCGTCCTTTGTCCTGTGCGGACATAGCGCCGTTGGTTGTGGTTGTCGCAATCGGCACATTCGCCACTCCATCCGTTACGATGGAAGTCCCGTTAATCTGCACATCATCAACGTTTACCGTGGGAATAGTATATTCACTCTGAATCTTCTGTGCGAGGGTATTATCAACGTCCGTAGTCACGATAAATCCGTTGCTGACAAGCGTCCCCTCATACGCAAAGAAACTGCCGAAAGCAATGACTGGTGTGCTTTGGAAATACATCATTCCTGCATATGGATACGCCTTGCCATCCGATACAAGAACAACATTACTGCCGTCCGTGACTGCTTCTGTAATCTCAGCATAGGTTTTATCGACCCTATACATAGTGCTATATATAAGAGTAGCCGTGACCACCATACCACCTGCATCAACGAGTTCAGCAATGTCCTGTTTATCCTGCTCTGTGAGAATATAATCATCACCTTGTGGTCCTTGCGGTCCTCGCTCACCTTGGATACCTTGAGGACCTCTCTCACCCTGTTCGCCTTTTGCACCAGTCGCTCCTGTATCACCCTTATCGCCTTTGTCTCCCTTGTCGCCCTTTGCGCCAGTCAGTCCACGCTCGCCTTGGATGCCCTGTATTCCCTGTTCCCCACGGTCGCCTTTCTCGCCCTTTTCGCCACGTTCCCCTCGTGCGCCAGTAGCACCAACAGGGATGCCGAAATCGAGATGCACAACTCCGCCCGATTCCGTTTTTGTGACTGTAGCGGAACTGCCCTCTGCCAAAGTCTGAGCAGATACGGACATATCCTCAATCGCCTGTTGCGCTTCCTGTGCGGATTCAACGGCATCATTAAGCGCAGAAATGGTCTGGTCGATGGTGCTTGCCTGTTCGGGAGTAGGCTCTTCATCTGTTCTGTCTGGACGCAGTTTGTTGGGTATTCTGAACTTAAAAACGGTTCTGCCGTAGGTATCCCCGACATGATAGAGAAAAGCGAAAACGTCTTTTCCGCTCTTGATGAACTGCTTCGGAATCCGCACTCCATCCGCATTGCCTATCATGGTGACCGAACTGCCCGAATGCTCATCGTTGGAGAAATCGACCTCATAGGTCTCGGGCAGGTCGATGCCTTCAATCTGAAGATACAGTCCGTAGTCCTCTTTGATGATAGGGGCAGTTACGGTATACCGCCCACCGCCGACCACGCCTTTTATGATTTTTGTGGTGTTCATGCGGTCACCTCCGCAAGTCTTTTGTCAATATACAACTTAGTGTCGGCTCTGTATTCCACCTCAACGTCCCCAGCATCCGACCAGACATTATTAATGCTGAGTAGAGACTTAATTTCTGTGGGAGTGAGACTATGGACAGTGGGAGTTGCAAGTTCATAAACAAGCTGTACTCCGGCCATAGCGGTTTTAAATGCCAATGCCGTACTGTAAGAACCGTCTAACACACGAACGCCATTGCTCCAGTTGAGCCCGGCTATGGCCTTCACACTGGAGTCGGCATTGGACATGGCCTTTTGGGAAATCGTTTTGTAATTAGAACAAACCATATTTGCAACTGCATTTTGATTTGTTTCTTTTTTGGCGCCAATATCTGTATTTAGTCTGAACACGCCATTTTCCAAAACCCAATTGAGCGTCCCCAAGTCAACGATGGCCTTATCCACAGTCAATTCACCGCTCACCACATCAAGCGTCCCGCCGTAGACTGTTCCTGCGGACGTAAGGGATATATAGTATTCCGTGGCTTCTTCAGTGTTTTCGCCACTGTGATACACCTTGACAGCATCCCATCCTCTGATAGGTCTGATGTTATCGGGAGACGGGTCACCACTCCCCAACTGGATAGGATCAATATTGACCTTGAGGGATTTGACAGGGACATCATCCGCACCGTCAATAAAATTGGCAGTAGCACCACTAGCAGAATCGGTGACATAGGCGGTATTGTACAAGTCACTAAATCCGCTCTTTAAATCACTTACGTCCTCATTGACAGCCGTCATATCGGTCTGCAAGGTCTCGATAGACTCAGCCATCTCATCGAGGTTGTGACCGTCAAGATCTCCGGCCCAGTCACCGTCTCCGGCATCCAGTGCCTCCCCATTGTTAATCGCGAAAATCTCGGTTCTCAGTTCCTGCTCGCCACTGGTAATTTTAAACTGTGCTTTCAGATTGCCTTTGACCGCCAGCGCCACATCAGACAGTTCTGCTTTGGCACCATACGTATCGCCGCCTGCCCCAGTGTAACTGACGAAGGTCTCACCGGTAATCTGCACCTTGGTCTTGTCAGGTCTCAGCACAGTCAAACTCACTGAGGCATTCTGTCCAATATCATAATCCTGCCTTGAGTTCTGAATCACCGCATAAACAGTGCGTGTGCCCGTATCAAGCTGTATGGTCTTAATGACAGAAGGAGTAGTGTCATGGTCATAGACATCAAGTTCTATGGTTTTTTCGATATTAATAAGAGACAATTAATTCACCTCCCTCATTCTGTCACCTCCGTATAAAACAGAGTGGCATACATCGTGTAGTTGTTCCAAGCACTCGACGTATTGTCAATTCGAATCGCACGCTCCCACAACTTTGATACCCATGTAGCGGGTCTTCCATCTCGAACGTACGGGAGATGGAAATCTTCCAAAGTCGCATCAACACCTACAAGGTGTACACCGCTCGGAAGCACATCTTCAAAACTGATAAGCGTTTGAGATATTCCACCGCCGCTTGCGGGAATGTTGATTCCCTCACGGATGACTGCCTTCATCCTGACTTCGCCCATGTTCGTGCGGATCGCTGAAATGGATGCGTCTACACCGTCAAGGCGTGTGTCGACATCATCGAATTTGCCGTTAATGCTAACCACGTCTGCCAGACGCTCGACTGACGTGATGGAAATGCCGTTGAGGTTTACTCTGTACAACGGAAAATCAACGGGAGAGTCACCGTCTGCGATATTCCCACTATTATAAGAAGGTTCTGCCGGAGATGAGCTTGCAGGCGTGCCGGTAATCACTGTCAACGTCATGGATTCAACGCCAGTACTCGCTACCTTAGAATACCTGGCTACGATCAAATCCTTTCTCTGCATGCCCTGAGAGCCGTTTGCAATCGTCAAGGATTCAGTCAAGCCATGTTCGATCGACGCCGTGCACCCCTGCCCGACCATAACGCCGTCAGCAATCTGTATCTCCGTAGCAGATACGACCGTAGCCGCCAGCTCAGAACCTACGTCCAAGATATGCGCATCTTCGCCGAATATTCCGATATATGTGTTTCTTAACTGCTGAGCCGTAATGTGCGGGTCAGCCTTATAGCCCCATATAATGTTCATTTATCTAACACCTTTCTGCTTACCTTCATAAGCCGTGTGTTATTCAGTTCTATCTGAACGTCATCAGATAACTTATACTCAGTTGTCTCGAATCCATTCCGCCATGTGACGACTTTGGTTGTAATTGGTGCCGTCATCCTCATGCCGGAAGTGTAATCTCTGCCGCCTACTATGTCGCCAATCTCTACATCCGTGACCGTCTCAAGGTCAATGCGGAAACTGTTCTGATTCCGCAAGTTCTTCAACTGGTCAGTGCCGGACTGTATGAGGTCATCACGGGCCGCGCCTGCATAGTCGTATACCTGTGCTATTTCATCCGCTCCGAAAAACGTCTGTGTTTCGCTGATATTCCCGTTGCCGTCTACATACAAGTCAACGACCACTCTGTCTCTGAGTTCGCCGTTGCCCAGACATACAAGATGGTTAACGCCCGTGCTTTCCTGCGTCATGTAGTAGTTGGCATTCATGTCTGAACTGTATTCGATTCGGCTTGAATAGTCCACAATTGGAACAGCCTCGACTTTAACCAGTCCTGCCTCCATGTCGTAAGATATGCGCATCTTGTAACCGACTGACTTGAGCATTGCTTTCAGACCATTGTACAAAGTAACGTAACGATTATACTGATAACTAACCTCGACGCCCGTTGATTCACTGGATCCGACGAACAGGCCCGGAAATGCTGCGGATACACGTCTGCCGATGATAGTGTTTAACTCTCCGCTATCAGTGGCGTAATCGTCGCCCGCTTCCGGGCATAGGACCTTATTCTGCAACATCCCACGCCATGTATAGCCGCCTGCTGAGATGGTCCCGTTTTTTGTGTTGGTCTTAAGACGTTTGAACAGCCCGCCGTATTCGGTATTGGGAATATAGATCCTTGAGCCGTCGTATATGGTCTCCCATTCAGACCGTAAGCAGGTGACGAGAAATGTATTATCATCATCGCCCACTTCGAAATCATACTCAGTAAAAAGCAGTGAGCGGAGTTCTGCGCCGTTTGCATCTGCAACAACAATCATCCTCTCACCTCCACTCTGGGCTCGCTACGTTCACGATAGATGGTAATATTAACGCCAAAAGTCGCGTCCCATGCGATGCTAAGGTTTCCGCCCGGTATCTTCTTAAATATCGAGTCGGTCTTGTTGCGGAGATTAAAGATATTGCTCTGCGTGCCGTCCGTATTGAACTGCATTACCGTGTGCTGACGGGAGTTGATAACCACGTAAGCGCCTGACGGTATGGAAGCATACAGGACATATGAATAGCCGTTAATGGTCACGCGCGGATTGACTGCCGGACCGAAAATGACCATTTCAAATTCAGAATCATAAGGGAAATCTGATTTGACTGTAGTCTCTCCGATTACCGGCGCAGTGAAGTCAAACGGGAAATCAAACGGGAAATCAAGGAAACCGCTCTGCAATTCCTGTGACGGATAAAGTTCAACCTTATATTCCTGTACCCAGTACGGATACGGCGCATAGATTGAAATCTTGTTTGATGTCTGCGTCAGATAATCGGTCGGTTCGGTATTGGATCCGACGATGTAACAATCAATGTAATAATCGCCCCAAATAAGCCGCCCCGTTTTCCTGTTTCGGATGTCAGTCTCAAAATCATCATGCAGGGCGTTAACGAGTGCCTGCCTGCGTCGCTCTCCGCCCGTAAAAATTAATTCTGTTTCATAGGTAGCGGGATCCTTAGCAAAGTCAGCCACACGGGCGCCGTATTGAAGTTTCGTGCCCTGTACCTTATAGGCCCACGTATGATAATTAGCTGACTTGTGGCGAATTCCGTTTGCAATCAGATTGTATGTATGTCCAGAAGAGGCGATATATTGAATTGGTGCTCTCATATTCTCGCCTCCCTTACTATTCGTCCGAATTCACGCTCATTAATCTCAACGCGAATATCTGCCTGCTGTAGTGCCGCCACAAATGCTGCATACATACCCTCTATCATCGAGTCATTGTTCGCTGACATTGCAGTCTGAATATCATTCATAAGTGAGTTCTTGCCGTACATGAATTCACCACCAGCCTCACCTGCGCCCAGCATTCCATAAGGGGTCTGCATAACAGTAGGCGTGCGGAAGAAATACGGCTGGTTCATGGCCTTTGCATACCAGTCAACACTCAGATGAGGAACAGACGGCGGATTCAGCGAGAATTCTCCATCAAGACTGAAATGCGGGAGTTTGGGCATTTCAATCTTAGGAAACTTCAATGTAAGATCACGGAAGAATCCTTTGATATCCTCTATCTTCTTTTTGATACCGTCTTTGATATCTACAAACTTCTGCAAGATATCGTTCTTCGTATCCTCAATCTTCTGCGTCGCATCAGCCTTAATCTGTGACCATTTCTCTTGAAGGTCAGTCTTGATGGACTCGATTTTTTCAGCGATGTTTTGCTTGATTTCGTTCCACTTATTAACCACATCCTCCTTGAGGTTGGTCATGTATGTAACGATTGCCGTCCATACCTCTTGAACCTTAGCTTTAATCTGGTCCCAGTGCGTAATGCAGACTACTATGATCGCAATCAATGCGGCTATGCCTGCTATAACTAGCCCAATCGGGCCAGTAATGGCGCCTAATACGCCCATTATCACAGGTGCCATCGTCATGACTGTACCGACTGCGCTTATGATCCCGCCGATGATAGACAACAGCGGAGCAATCACTGCAATTACGCCCGCAATGCCTAGAATAAGGTTAGTCTGTTCGGGCGTAAGGTTCTTAATAAACTCTGTTACCTTTTGGATGCCTTCCACAATTGGATCCACAAGAGGGAGAATTCCCTCTGCGATCGTTGCGCCGAGTTCTCCCGCTGCCGCGCCTATCTGCGCCTTGCTTTCGTCTACCTTGTCATTAATCTCATTAAGAGAATTAAGCGTATCGCCTGACATGATAAGGCCGAGATCTTCTGCCTGTTCGCCGTACTGTCTCAGTGCTTCACCGCCATCATCGACAATACCAGCCAACTGGTCGGCAGACTTGCCAAACACCGCATACGCTTTTTGGTCGCGTTCCGTCTCATTCTCGATGTTCGAGAGTGCTTTCAACGTGTCGTTAAACACGTCTTCCGCATCACGCATTGACCCATCGGCATTAGTGACAGATACGCCCAAATCGTTAAACGCATCAGGCGACCCAGACATGCCTTTTTTCATTTTGGCAAATGCGCCAGTAATATCCTCGACAGATACATCCACAAGGTCTGACGCATATTTCATTTTCTGCAAACTGTCGGTGCTGATGCCCGTCTGCTTAGATAGCGTATTAATGTCATCGGCAGCAGTCACGGAACTGTAGCCCAGCCCGATCATCCCGGCGGCGAAGCCGCCGGCAGCGGCAGATATGGGCTGTAGTTTCTTGCCTACATCCTGTATCTTGTCACCAAACGCCTGCACTTCGCGCCCTGCGGCAGCTATGGCCTGTGCTGCTACGGACCCGAACTCTTTCTGCTGTCCCTTGAGACTGTCGAGCGCCTGTTCGTCTTCGATGATAGCCCGCTTGAGCTGGTTCATCTTGTCGGTAACTTCGGGCGTCTGGTCCTGCGCGGCCAACTGCTTGAGGGCTTCCCGCTCTTTGTCGAGCTTATCCTTCGTATCGGATACGGCCTTGTTAAGAAGGTCCTGCTTCTGCCGTAACAGCTCAACATTTTTCGGGTCGACCTTTAACAGCTTGTCAACTTCCTTTAACTGCTTTTGGGTATCTTTTATGGACTTATTGACGTCTGAAAGCGCCTTTTGTAATGGTGTGGTATTACCGCCGATTTCGATAGTAATACCCTTGATATTTCCAGCCATATGCTAAAACCTGTCCATATCTTCCTGAGTAGCGACACGCGCATAGCTTTCGCCGTCATTGCTTCGCTCCGTCAGGATGTCCAATATTTCTCCAACTTCAAAAAAATCGAGGTCAGGAAGTGCAATCCCGGCCTCGATACATCTCAATAAATACAGAGCCGTGTTATACGGTCTGTCGGTCTTTATTCCTTTTTTTTTGCCTTAGATGTCTGCATCGCCTGCCCCTGATACAGTGCAAAAACATCAGTCACCTTTGAGATGATGTCCATTGCCTCGAAATTCTGAACCCATTCGAGATAATCCTCGTACTTGAGTCCGTTGATCAGTTCGGAAAGGGGCTTCTCTGCCTGTTTTGCCATGATAAAGGCAAGCTCTACATAGATGTCCATATCATCCGCTTTGTTGGCGGAGTTAAGGAAATCACGGCGGAATACACGCTTATACAGAACGGGTGTCGCGCCGTTTGCTACCAGCTCAGTCGGCTTGTCGCCGAATGTAATTGTTCCCCTCATAATGCCTCCTTACTCTTACGCCATCTGGTAAACAGCAGTATTCCAAGCGGCGTACTGTGCCGACTGGTCGGGTGTGCAGGACGCTTTGATGATGTTCTTGTCAAGCGTCGCATTGTAAATAGATGTCGCAGTAATGGTCATGCTCTCGGTCTGAGGCTCTGTGCTCTCGGTCTTTGTCGTGGATCCTGTCGCGGGCCTTGTAGCCGTGCAGTTGTACATGACATGACGTGTAGCATGCTTGTCTCCGGAGAACTCGAAGATAAGAGCGAACTGCTTCGCCTCTGCATCTGCATCTTCGTACAGAATGCCGTTGGTGTCGGTTCCATATCCAAGAACGTCCGTCTTGAAGGAATCGGGAACCAGTGCAAGCTCGAGGTCGCCCTGATATCCGCTGTTAGCGGAAGATGTGTAATAAACGATGTCATCCGCATAGAACGGAGAATTCTCGCCCTGTGCCTCAAGGGAAAGGCTTACAGCGCCCTTAAGCGCTACGGGTGTGGCATATGTAGCACTGCCGTCATCCGCGATGGTAGCCACCGCATAGAAGCAGTTCTTGATGCCAAATTTAACTTTGTTGTTAGTTGTAGGCATTCTTTAAACCTCCATAATGATGTCGGTTGTGTAAATAGTTTCGTGCATGCGCTCGCTGTCCAAATACGTCTGTTCTTTGCGGAATACTAATTCGTTCGCATTAAGCAGTGTCTCGATTTGCTTCTCAAGCGCAAAATCCTTTTCGTCCGTGTACAACTCAATGTACAGCGGTTCGATTCGGGTATAGTTGGTATCGTCTGCCGCCAGGTCCGTACTGTTCCCATAAAAAAAGCAGATAAACGGGGGTTGCTGTCCCGTATCATCTGCAAACTGGTGATAAGCGTATGGAATCCCGACGGATTCAATCATTGTTTTTATCTGCTGTGGGGTCATCGCTCCACCTTCTCTCTGATGCGCTTTTCGACCTCTTTAATCGCCCATTCTTCAACGGGCTTGATGTGCTCAATTCCGCCGACATTGCGCCCTCCGCCTCTGCGGGCGTGCCCATGTTCCAACAGGTGGGCTATTTGGTACGTCCCAGTCTTGCCATATACGGTAGCGTCAACGGTCGTAGCCGTTTTTTCTACCTTGCCAGTCCATCCTTTTGCGTATCTGCCTTTGCGCTTTGGCGATGTCTGGCGCAGTTTCTTCGTGGCTTCTTTGGTGACCTCTGTGACTGCTTCCGCCGCTGCTTTGGAGACCTCAACGGAATAGTCTTGCAGGATGTCCTTTACGGCTCTTTCAAGGTCAATTCCCGCCATTGGTGCCGCCTTTCCGCTCAGCGTAGAGTTCCATCATGTCATTCCGCCCATGATAAGTGCGGTAAATGGAGTACCGTTTGTTCTGATACTCCACCAACCGCTCACCCTCATAGTCACCAAAGAACACACGGAATACGAATTCCGGGTTAAGACCATTGCGGCCCGCCTCGAAGAATTCGGAGCGGGTCACACTGTCCACCTGACACATAATTTCGCGGGGTTCGCCTTCAGTGGCTCGCGGAATCCCGTTCGCATCTTTGGCATAGCTGACTGGTATCAGCTTGATTACGTCGCTTCTGTCCATTGTGTGTACCCCGTCTTCGTGCTGAGCTGTGCTTTCTGTTCATCATAGGACGCCTTTAAACGGTCGTAGTTCTCAGGCGCCCCGAAGTTCATCAGAAAGTAAGTAATTGCGGCCTGTCTTACAAGGTCGTCGACTTCCGACGGAATAACCACGCCAGCGACGCCTAAATCTAACATAGCCGCGTTAAGCAGACGCTCGACTTCAACGTCATAAAAATCTGTTGTAATCCTTGCCGCCATTTTTGCAGAATAGATAAGGCCCTGATCTACCATAGTTACCTCCGTCGGATATCAGTCTTGTTTACGCCTGAGCGAATCTTACGAATGCCGCTGCGTCGATCAGTTCGCCGTCGGCCATTGTAGCGCCACGGAACTGGATGTTTGTTGTGGTTGCAGTCTCGAAAGGCTTAACTTCCAGAGCCTTGAAGACGTTGAGCTTGTATGCTTTAGGATCACCGTACAGAATGGTCTCCTTTGTGGAAACAAGCAGCTCGCTCATCAGAATGACATCGTGACCGAACAGCTTGAAGCTGAATCCGTCGTTGATGATGTAGTCGTTGAGCTGAGTGATGGTCATGACGTTCTCGTAGAACATAGTAGGCGTCATAACCCATACAGCGCCGCCCTGATAGTTGGAACCGAGCGCGCCCATAATCTTGAGCAGGGAATTCTTTGTAACTGTCGCGGGAATCGCTGTAGCATCTGCGGAAACAGAAGTAAGGATGCCCTTGAGCTCGTTCGTGCCGGTGCCGACAACGATGTCCTTATTGATCTCTGCGCGGATAGAGTCAACGAGGTTGTTCACGATCCAGTCATGTACGGCAGATACTGCCATATGGTCGATGTCTGCGCCGACTGTGAGCAGTTTCACATACTCGTTCGGGATAAGATCGACATAGCCGATAACATCACTGGACTCTGTGATGGGCGCGCCAACTGCCTGACCAGTTGCAGCGTTCTTTGTGGTTGCCTTAGGGAATCTGACATAAGTGGGGAACTGGGAAACATCGACCTTGCCGATCAGGTCAGCGGGTCCGGTCAGCTTATCCCATACCGCATTTACTGTCATTGTGGGGATCACTGCACCCGCTGCGCCGAGTGCCGCGCGCTCTTCCTCATTCAGCTCTCTGCCGATGATCTTCTTTGTCCATGCGTCTCTGTATTCGATAGAATCGACTTTAAACATTTTTCTTTCCTCCGTAGGAATAGGGGTCTGCGGGGCTTCTGCGATCACTTCGCCCGCGCCGGTTGCTACTGCGTCTCTGATTTCCGCCTTCTTTGCGGCGGTGTCTTTGCGGGCCTCAAGTTCTGCCTTGATGCCCTTAATCTCTGCCTCGAGTGCGTCAAGGTCCGCTCCGTCCTTCTCGACTTCTTCACCGATCTGGACGCGTCTGGCCTCGAGTTCCTCGACGGTCATATTTTTGAATTCCATGTTTTATACCTCCATAAGAATTCTAAGTTTCTGCTTCTTCCGCTCGATCTCTCTCCGCTCTGCTTTTGCACTCTCCAGTGATGCCTTTGCACTATCCAGTGCATCAGACAATCCGCGTGCGGTGATTGATGTTGCTTCATATGCCGGGAAGGTAACAGCAGAAACCTCGAACACTTTGGAAATGCTCCGAATGTGCCTTGTGGGGTGCTCGCTGTCGAGATCTTCCCATATATCCGAATCGACAATGAACATGAAGGACATTCCGGAAATATCCCCCCTGCTTACTGCCGAATACAGGCTCTTTGCTTCCGCATTGTTCTCTGTATCGAGGTCAACACGGATTGTCATGCCGACATTAGGAACAACCTGCATCTGCATAGTGCTGTTTGCGTTGTTGTTCCTGCTACGTGCCAGCGGGATCATGTCGGTATTGTGGTTAATTAAAAAACGCACATCACGAAGATCTGTCTCCGCTAGTGCGCCATCGTCGATGATTTCATCGTACCAGTCTAAATCTGTCCGCTCGTTGTATACGATTGGCTGTCCGGTCAAGAAATGACCATGTTCCTCATCCTGTTCCGCGCGGACCTCAAAGTTAAACGCTCTGATTTCCTTCGTCATCTGTATCGTCCTCCATCACTGTCATGCTTTGGATTCTGTCGCCGTTTCGCAGGTCGTAATATTCGCCTCGAATCGGTATCGCTTCGCCTTTGCCATCGGGAAGCGGGGGAAGCCCCCACACTTCGCGCATTTCGTCAATGCTTGCCATGCCTCTGTCGGCCCATCCGTTCGTTACTTCCAGTTTGTCCTTGTTGGTCATGTACTGGATCCTGTTCGCGGTGGCTGTCACTTTGTTGCCCTGTGACTGCTCCCGCAATGTGAACAACATCTTAGTCACGACTTCCGAAAACTGAATAGCGAATGGTTCAATAGCGCCCTCATAGAACGCGCTCCATGCGTCACCGACTGCCTTGTTGGTTAGGATGTCTTCGTTTACGCCAAAGTATTCATAAACATTGTCCTTAATGGCTTTCATCTGGTCCGCATCGATCACCCACGGCTTTACATCTATCTGTTTGATGTCCTTGTAAGTGGATGGGAACAATAGCAGGCCGCCGCCCTCCGCATCACGGGCCAAGTTTTCAGCAGTAAAGCGCTTCCGCTCATTAGCCAGGTCTTCCGCATTGGTGAAGTTATTAATCTGTGCCATAAAGCGATATGTCGCCGCGCTTTTAACACCTTCCTGTATGCCTTGATTCTGTATACTGATCAGGTCCATCGTCGGATACAGTGCGTGATTATCTTCTCCAAAGAAGTCACTGCGGTATTGGTATTTGGTCATCACTCCGCAGAATTCCATCTCGACCGCCGCCGTATCGCCCCATGTAAACTCGTAGCGCAGGTATGGCGTGCCGCCGTATTGGACGATTTGAGCACGGTTTGGAAGTGGTGCATAAATCCCACTAGGTTCTCCATACTCATCGAATACTGGCACGATAAAGGCCGTATTGTGCATGTCTAGGATAGTGCTTAGGCGATATAGGAACTGACTCCACGTCTGGAACTGGTTGGGCGCGTGCTTAAGTTTTGCCTGCAATGCACGCCGTGCGGATCCCTGCGTTTCCACTCTCAATTTGCTGATGTGGGTCGCACGAATCCCAATAGCCGCGCGGACAACTTCACTCTCATACGCATCACTGCCCCAGCGCGTGAAGTGCGGGGCGTATCCCGTCAGCATCTTGAAGTCGCCTTGATATGTGCCCTTCGGTGTGGGCTTCTTTCCGAAAATAAAATTAAACAGTCCCATGTTTTTCATTCCTCAATTGCGCACCAATTTCCGCATAGTATTTTTGGCGCACCGTCATCGCATCAAGCAGGGCCGCAGTTCCGTCAATGTGTACGGACGGCGAGAGCTTAACAAGTTTCCCGCGCCCGCGTTCGGTTGACATCTTAATTGCCGAGTTAAGAAGGTGGATTTTCAGCAGGTCATTGTCGCCGATGCAGATACTGCCGTCTTCCAGTAGGCCCTGTGTTTCCTGAATGATTCCATAGAGATTTTCGCCCTGATAGACATCATCCATGTGAAAGCCATAAGCGCTCATATCCTGCACAAGGTACTGCGCCGAATACCGGTCATATCCGACTTTCAACGGCAGAATCTTGTATTTCTCGACAAGGTCCGTAAACCATTTAAAGCAGTCGTGGTAATCAACAAAGTTATCTCCGGAGAGAGTTAGAAGCCCCCTTTGCACGTATGCCATATACGGAATACCATCCCTCTGAGTCGCTTCGTCAATACGCTCAGCAGGCAAAAAGAAGTGAGCAAATACATACAGTTTCCCACCATTCTCAATGACTACCGTGCACGCCGTCAGGTCACGTGTTTGCGACAAGTCGATACCTCCGACGCAATAGCACCCGGCGAAGTCTCCCAGTTCCATATGCTCGCCACATGCCCCATTAACCACCTGAGCGGGGAGCCATGCAAGAGAGCTGTTTTGCTTTAGGTTGCAATACTTAACAATAAACTCTGCCTTCTTACTGAGGCTTCCCTCAGCGACCGCAATCTCTTCAAGCAGATAATCAACGCTGACAGATACGCCTAAATTCGGGTTACTCTTTTGGAGCTCATCTATACAGTTCCATTTGTCGATGTCATCGATCATGAACAGGAACGGAAGCAGGCGCTTTTCCTTAGATTCGCCCAGAAGAAACCTCGTTGCCCTCTTGATCAGTTCATCAAAGATGCCGTCGTTCTCATAACCGGAAGTGGTACAAGACAAAAGAATTGGCTCAGGCCGTGCGCCCATGCCGCTTTTGAAGACCTCATATGTCTTTAACCCTGCATCGCCTCTCCACGCAGCTATTTCATCCGCCGTCACCGCTGAAGGGTTATAGCCGTCACTGGATTTGTAATTAAATGCCACCTTCTTAACGGTCGCGTTGGTCGCCGGGATATACAAATCTGACTGCCTAAGTCGCGGCAGTTCTGAATCATCTTTTACCTTCTTGTTATGCGCATCTCTTTCCGAAAGAGATTCCTTTAGCGCCTGATACTCTGGATCCAGCGTTGTCATCATCCAAACATTGGAATAAATAATATTCGCCTGGTCAAGCTTAGGCGCCACATTGTAGACTTTCGCTCCAAATCCCCCGTCTACTTGCCATATGTATTTTTCAATCGCCGCTGCCAGTAATGACTTGCCGTTTTTTCTTGCCACGACAAGCAATACTTCGCGGAATTGCCTAAGCCCGTTTTTATCAACGATCCCAAAGATACAGGCGACAAAAGCCTTTTCCCACAGCTCCAATATCAGTGGGCCGGGTGCAAGAGGGCCTTCTGTATGGAAACAGTGCGATTCTATCCACTCAATCGCGTTGTTTGCCTTCTTGTTATCGTAAAAAAACTCTTTTGCTTCCAGACCTGCCACAATATAGGCCATCAAAAGCAGAATCCACTTGCCAACGAGAATGGAACCGTCTTTAATTTTCTGGTAGTAGATTAAAATCCAATTTTGTTTCGCCATCTCCATCTCATTAGCTGTATCTCTCGCAATTTTCGAAAGACGAGTCCGCCCACCGGTCTCCAAGGGCCCTTTGTTACGTCCTTACCAAGGGGACTACCCTACGCCGTTACTCTCCCAAATTTATCTACTCTATACCGCTTTTGGCTTTTGTGTAGCTCTGCGTGGCAGTCACGGCACACCGCCATCAGGTTTGTGAAGCTGAGAGTTATGGTCGGGTCCGTAATGTTCTGCGGAGTAATGTGTTTGATATGGTGGACCGTGTCCGCTGGTACGTACTGCCCGCGCTTAAGGCAGACCTCACAGAGTCCGCGTGCCTGCTTGAGGTATGATGCCCGGCATGCCTGCCATGCCTTTGATTTGTAGAATGTCTTGGCGTATTCCTGCATAACAAATGCGGGAGCCTCTAAGCCCCCGCGGTGGTATAGCTTATATCGCGCTATTGCCCTGCGCGTTTTACGTGTGCAGGGGAACGGTAAGGCACACGCAAAAGAGGCGGTAGCCGGTGAAAGCTATCGCCCCTGTACTGTGAATGAAAGGAGGTAAGGTATATGAAGAAAGTCGTCCGCCCTGTTGTCTTATCTGCTACCCTACATTATACGTGATGAGTTACTGCAACGGACTGCAAGATTTCATCGAGGTGACGGAGTGCCCGACCGTGTAGGTAGTAGACTGCACGCTCCGAGCATGGAATAGCATTGGCGATTGCTACCCACGGCTTGCGGTCGATGTATCGTAGCATCAGCACCCTGCGCTCATCAGGATCCTCGAGGCGGTCAACGGTGAGCATGATGTCAGCGTGTACGCCGATGAGTTCCTTTTCCTTTGCGAGTAGCATGTCGATGAAGATTTCAACGTGCGCATAGTAGTCGGATAGGTCGGTAGGTCTGTGGGCCTTTGGCATATCGTCATACTGGATTGCACGCGGTGCCATGTAGGAAGCGCGGACTTCCTTGATGCGGTTCTCCAGTTCGTCAATCTCTTTGCGTATCTTTGTCGTTCGTCTGAGGAATTCCTTTGCCGTCATTCTTCTCTATCACTCCTACACAATACGTCGTCGCCGCCCTCTGGCATTTATCTGGGCACTGCTGCCTCTCCGCACAATCCAAGCAACAGGGCGCCACTCCTACAAACCCAGTGCAATCATTAATCAGGCATTGCCTCATTGCCACCACCTCCATGTTACGAAACAAGCCACAGCGATCAGTATCACCACTCCAAAGATTTCCCCGAGTGCAAACGCGATCAGGATGTCAGTCATGTCTCATTCCTCGCTCCCTTTGGCTTCTACAGTCCGCATCTGTGTCGGGTAAATGTTGAATGTGCAGTCACGGCAGTTCTTGATCGTCACTTGTGCAGGGAATCCATCGTAAGCGTCTGCGAGTGCTTCGATCTGTTCAGTTGCTTCTTCAATGCCCTCTGTCTCGAATTCGATTTTGTAATTGCTACTAATGTCCTTCATGCTTTCATTTCCTCCAGAATCTTGTCGATGTCGAAGTGTCTGCCTGTCTTGCTGAATTTGCTTATATCGCTATAGCTTGCCACTTCGCCGTTATAATCCATCGCTGAAAATCCAACGTTATCAATCGATGTAACCACCGCCGTCCATCCTCTGTCGTGTCTGACCTCATCCCCGACCTTTATCTCGTCCTCTGCTTTCTGCTTCTCTTCGTAGGCTTTCAGTTTGGCGATTGCTTCCTGCGGTTGAAGATTAATTAACGCATTGAAGCCGCCATTGTTCCACTCGATAGGGAACGCCTTTTCTATGTCGGAGTCTGCCATTGATGAAAACAATTTCCTTGCCGCCTCCCATGCGTCATTAAGTCCTCGCTGGTATGCCGTGTCTTGCAGGTCTCCGAAATGCTCGTTGATGTAGTCGGAGTTGAGTTCTTCAAAGTATTCAATGCTTTTTGCTCCAATGCTGACCTGACCATCCGATTCGCATATCTCTTGGACGACCTTGCAGTCGGATCGTAAATCTATAACGTATTTGCTCATGTCTCGCTCCTTTCCCATTCCTCACAAACAGAACCAAAATTTGCCACATAACCGATGCGGTGCTCGTCCAGTTCGCAAGTGCAGGTGCAATGGTAATCCT